AGTAAACATACCTGTCGTAACTTTTGCTGATGTATTGGCATCATCTGCACGAGATGCGGCACCAGAAGCAACCGCTACATAAATACCGTTTTCAGATGCTGTGCTCTGGTCTTTGAGGAGAACACGGTCACCAGCAACAAGTGTGACTCCATCAATTACGTCGCCTGCTTCAAGAGCCGAAGCGATTGCCACTGGAGCAACGGAGGCGACTCTTACTGAATCTTTGACATCAAGACCTTGACGAGCGGCATCAACATAACCCTTTGTAGCAATGTGTGCGGCATCTGTTGGGTCGGCAACTTTGGCATTGCCGTTTCCATCACGTTTTACAAGTTTAGAAACTGTTGCATCTGAGGTTGCATCTGTGAGCATTTGCCACATTGCGGCTGGCAATAGACCAGCACTGTCGGTATCAGCAACAGCAAGTGTAAGAGTAATTGTTCCGTTTGACTCAAAAACTGAGAGTGCTTCAGCAATACCAGCACCACCACCAGAAACGATAGTATGTGGCAGGGACTTCCATGCCGAACCCGTGTACACCTTGATAGTGTCGGTTGCGGTGTTGTAAATTAGGCGACCTTCAAAGTTACCCGAAGATGGGTCTGTGCCTAACTTTTCAAACGTAGCGTTAATCAGTTGATTCTGATTGAGGTCAATATTAGTTAGAAACTTTTGAGCCATTGAACTTCCTTACGTGAGGTATGCGAAACCAGAGAACGCTGATGTAAAGTTTACTACAACTTGAGAGACAGAAACATAGTTGACTTCCCCAAATACAACAGTTTTACCACTATCTACAATTGAAACAGATGGGTATCCACCCAAAGCATGGTTAATTGTCCATGTAGTAGTAGCCGTACCTTGTGTATGTATGTGACGGATAGATGATGGGTAAACAAGATTAAGGACTTGGTTTGGAGCAGTACCTGTGATGGTGGCACCTGCCGTACCTGTAGTGACTGTGCCGATACTGAGGGTATTAGGAGGACCAGCAACACCTGGATCATGCACTTCAAGTACTTGGTCAGCAGGCTCTGTTACGACAGAGACTGACTTCTTCTGTGTAACCGTAACGTACTTGTTCGGTTGCTTGGTTACCTCAACGGTTGTTGTGCTCATGCAGGCGGTGCAGAGATAGCAGCCTCTACAACGACCGTCCCACTCGCCAAGCAATCCCAGTCTCCAGCGGAGTCCTGAACAAACAAGTCAAAGTTGTAACTGCCTGAGGACACTGTGTTCTTATCCGAGATGTGCATTTCTAGTGTTCCGCCAGCAATCGGGGCAAGATAACCACGTTGCTCTACTGGAAGGGCAATAACGGTGGCTTCTGAAGGGGTGGACGCAAACCAACGAAGGTCTAGGACAGTGACACCTGCGGTGTTCTTTGCCTGCATGTAGGCGTTCTGTACGGTGAGGATGTCTCCATCAGCATCTTTCCATGTGAAAGTGCGACGGAAGTCCACACGTTGCTTAAAGCGGATTTCCATTGCTTGTGAATCCTCCCACGGAGTAATATTGTCAAGAGCCGATACAACGATTGTACCCTTTGCTACTGGTCTCTGAACTTCATTGATAGTTGCAAGAACATCATAGGCAAGTTCTCCCAACGGTAGATCCTGGGTTTCTTCGGCACTTAATGACAACATAATGCCATTTGCACTCGTTAAATCAACAGTTAATTCTTTTTTAGACAAGCCAGTAGTCTGGATAAAAGAACGAGCCTCAGTGGGTTTAATTTGTCTGTGAGTGCGCCTATCCTTGAGGATAATGAGGCGTTCCCATGGAAGCCCACGAGTAATGTTGTAGTTAACGGTATGGGGCATACACTTAGTTTACTCTATGATTCGTCACCTTTTAAGAGCGCTCCAGCAAGGTGCACTGCTAAAGAAATAATAGAAATCCAGATACCCCATTTAAGGGTTTGTCCACTAAGGGTAATGAGAACCATGCCTGTTCCGCTGAGTGTCCACGCAAGGCTATGCATTTCATTAATAAGTTTCTTCACAAGGCTCCTAAGTCGTCACGTTTCAACTTGTTATCTACGTCTAGAAACGACTGGTGCGGGCAATATAAATGATACCGTAGTTACGGCAATGACAACTCTGCGTCCACTGACAGGTATCACCGATCCAATAGCGGTATAGGTGTCAAAGACACCCTCGTAGACATTTAATTCTTTTTCAAAAGATTTCTTGACGGCTTTAGGGGCATCCTGCACAGCGTCCACAATGGCAAGACCATCTTCTGGGGTTACTGCCGAAGCCACGATTGCGTCAAAGACTTCAGCCGCTTGCTCTCCTGAAACGCTTTCCAGCACTTTGGCGCTCGTAGCGAGTTCGGTGGCTTGTCCTTCACTTACCCCACCTTCTTGAGAAATGACCAAATCCACCACTTGAGCAACTTGATCGTTTGTAATGGTGTCGTTTTCAAGGATATTCACTACTTCCTCAAACTTACTGTCCGACAGTTCTGGGGTCAAAATGGCATCAAAGGTTTGTGTCAAAACCTCATCGGACACTTCTTCGTCAAAAATGGCATTGATTACTGTTGCAAACTCGTTGTCATCAAGTGGGCTGTCAAGAATCTGGGCAGCAAGGGCAACTGTTTCCGCATCAGACAAGTCACCGTCAAATGCAGCCGTAAAGACCGCTTCTAGTTCTGCTGGTGAAAGGTCGGAATCCAGCATGTTATCAACAATTGCGCTCATCTCTTCAACACTTGCTTCTTCACTAAAGACGGTGTCCATCACAATTGTAAGTTCTTCGTCCGAAAGATTAGAACTCAGCAAAGAAACTAAGACTTCAGACACTTGCTCGGTATCAGTCGTATCGGCAAGTACGGCATCCATTACGGTAGAAAACTGTTCCGTTGAGAGGTCGGCGCTTAATATGTCATCAAGTGCAGCCGTTATCTCTTCGGTAGAAGCGTCAGGGGTAAAGGTGTCCTCAAGGATATTCGTTAATACCGCATCCGATATAACCTCACCGACAAACGGTAGCGTTTCGTCTGTATCAACGGTAGTATCTGGGTATGTTATATCTGGTGTTAAATCTGTTGTCTCTGTCGGTATCACTTCTGGGATTATTGCTGGTATTTCTTCAGGAAGCGTCGTTACTGTGGGTACTTCTATCTGTTCTAGCACTGTTGTCCCCGTTGGTACTTCTGGAACTACCAAGTCAGGAACAGTAATTGTCGGTATTTCTAGTGTTGTTGACGTGGTCGTTGATTCTTCTGGCAATGTTGTTTGGAGTACGGAAGAGGTAGATGAGTTTTCAGGGATAGTGGTATCCGCTGGAATAGTGGTATCCGCTGGAATAGTGGTATCAGGAACTGTGGTAGTTGGTGGAATAGTGGTATCAGGAACTGTGGTAGTTGGCGCAGCAATACCATTCCATAATGATAAATTGCTAATTGTGAGATGACCAGGTTGACAGCAGGTATCTATTGAGTATTGGCGAAATGTAAAGATGTCGCCTTCTTCAACAGGCACAGACAAGGTTCCCGATGAAGTGTTGATTTGTGTAATCAGCGTGTAAACCCCGTTGATGCCGTACTGCGGTGGGTCAAATACCCAACCGTCATTCGTTTGATATGACCAAGTAAAATCAAGGGTTGCTAGATCATCAGGGATTGTGGTTTCAATTTTGACCCAATGCGCTCCCCCACAAGGTGACCCTTGCGGTGCTAATTGGTTATCAGGACCATGTAAAGTTATGGCGTTGTCTACGACTTCAATGTAACCACCACAGTTTTGTGATTGGCTGTATGTCCACTCACCAAGTACGTCGGCTTTAACAGATGTAGTAAAAGGAGTGATCCAAGCAAAGATCGCTACAGGAAGGTAGATCCAGAAACCTTTACGCAGCCTCATATGCCTCCGTAGATACGAAAGACGGATCGCTCGCAAGCAACCCGTCTTCGTTGAGTCTCGGTATTACATTATACACGATTTTGAACATCGTACTCAATACTTAGTATATAAAGCACTTAATATACCCCTTCACAGCAAGCATCACGGCTTCCACATTGAGGACAACGGTAGTGGGCATGCTCAGGACGCATGCGAGCACCGCAGTGAACACATTGCTCACTACAGTCGGCTACTTGAGGACTTGGAGTTTGACTTCCCATGCACCTGTGCCCACAGACTTAATACTAAGTAATATAGACGTTTTGTAGCCATGTGCTTTGGCAAGACGCATTGCTTGATCAATGGCATCCTGCATAGATGGAGTGTGTATTGGGTATGTGACAATCACGGCTATAGTTTACATCATGGAACTACATGACTTAACTATCCCAGCCCCAGCCCCAGGACCAGCCGATTGGAATGACGATGGTTTTGTTATTAAGAAAGGCTTTCTTCCAGAGAACCTGTTGGTTGCTTATGAGCAGTGTTGGATTGAGCATAATGAAGAACGACCTGGTGGTTGGCCTGATTGCACTCCTTACCGTCGTCACCCAGAAGTTATGAATATTTTGACACATCACAACATTAATGACACAATGGAACGCTTACTTGGTGAACCAGCGGCTGTTCACTTAAATCTAACTGGTTGGGTTACTACTCGCCGTAATTGGCATCAAGATACATATTTAAATCCAGAACACGTTGGTGATTACTACGTTGCAATTTGGATTGCTTTGGAAGACATTCATCCTGATTCTGGTCCTTTTCAGTTTGTGCGAGGGTCACACCGTTGGCCTGTGGTAACACAAGAAAAGATACTTGCAGCGCTTTCACCAGAAGAACGAGATCATCGTTGGCCTAAACACAGTGAACGCATCTTAACTCCACTGTTTGAAGCAGAGATTGAGAAGCGTAATGCGGAAGTTGTTACGTACCTTCCAAAACGTGGTGATGTTCTTTTCTGGCATGGTCGCTTAGTACATCGTGGTTCTGTACCAAATGTTGATGGGATGGTGCGTAAATCGCTAATTGCACACTACTCAGGTATTAATCACAGACAGGACATGCCTACAGCACAGAAGCATGGTGGTGGCTGGTATTTCCCAATTGATGGAGGAAATGTTTAATGAAACTTTTAAATGTTGGTTGTGGAACACATTACGCACAAGGTTGGGTAAACGCAGACACATGGGAAACAGAAGATACTAAACCAGACGTCAAGGTAACTCCTGGTCAACCGTACCCTTTTGAAGACAACACATTTGATGCCATATACATGGGACATGTACTGGAACACATTCCATGGCTAGAAGTATCTACATTCCTTAAAGATATGCAGCGTATTGCTAAACCCAATGCACCAATGCTTGTTGTTGGGCCAGACGTTCATAAAACTATTAAGCGATGGAAAGAAGGACAAGAGCCATGGTGGATGGTGGAGTCAGTTATGGAACACCTAGATGTTCCTAGCACCCATGTTCCTGGTTTGGAATGGTGGGATGGGGCACACCATCATTGGAATTGCCATGAGGCACGAGTTGAAAAGTTATTGAACTCATTGGAATTTAATAAAATTGTCAACGTATTTGATGCAATACCTAATGATCCAGAAGGTAAGGCATGGTTTGATGAAAAGAACCAAATTGAATGGCCTGTTGTAGGTAAATACTTTTGGCAACTAGCCTTTAGTTGTAAAAATATTAGTTAATACTAACTATTCCTCGTTATCAGGAATTCCGTTACCATCTTTATCTTCGCCATTGCGACCAGTTGAAATCATAAGACCTGCAAGAGTTCCAGTGATGAATGTTGCAACTGATGACAAGACACCAAAGAACATCTTGTCATTTTCGGCTTGAGCGCCAATTGGCTGTGTAACAAACACAAGTGCCCAAAGAACGCCGATGGTTGTAATCATAAGAACGAACCCAAGCATGCAACCAATAACAAACTTAAGGCGTGCATCTAGTTCTGCTGGTGTCAAACGCTTTTTCATGGGGCAACTATCTCCTCTGTTGGAATGGTGTCAATAACTGAAGATCCTGCAAGTGGATCAAAGCCGAGCAATACATCGGGACATGCTCCATCTACTTCACACACTGGCTTTTGACATTGTGGTGCTTCCCATTTTTCTGGGTCTTGACACTCATAACGGTAGTTACCGTCGTATCCACAACCTGCGAGCAAAAGAGCAGAAATGAAAAGTAGTTTCTTCATCCATAGATTATAGACGGTATGGAACATAGGGTGCGAGTAACACGAGGCACCCTCACTATTGTAAGTAGTTGTTATACCCTGTGACGACTTTTAAAGTCATGATGGTAATCAACGAAGTATCCTCTGTATTGCTTATCCTCAGGGGAGTGGTCGTACTCTTCAATGGCATTCATAACAGCCTTGTGAAAAGAGCGGACAAAAGCAATAACGGAGATGATAGTTAGGCAGACCATAGAACTTTTAAGTATAACCGATTTATTCATGAATCATCCTCCGTTGGAATAAAAACCACGACCGACGAGATTGACGGCTGGGGCGTAGTACACGGGCTTGAGAGGCTCGTGACACTCTAGACAGTGCTCTACGCTCTGTGCTTCTCGGATACTGCGCTCTTCTTCATGTATGTGTCCGTTTGGGCACTTGTATTGATACGTAGGCATTGTGCCATTCTAGTCAGAAAGATCATCGTTGGGTGAAGCGTACTTTACTGGAATCTCCATTTTTGGATCAATACTGTTTGCTACAGAGATGCGATGATGCCCGTCTTCAATAACAGGACCCTCATAGTTTGCTCCTGGAAAGTAGTCATAGACACGACCAGAACGAACACGCATAGGGTGTTGTCCTATGGTGATAGGCGTTTGTACGCCCTCACTTTTAATTTCATTGTACAAGCCGTCCCGTTTTGCTTCTTTTATTTTACGAGAAGCCACGTCAGGAAGATTCCGTAATGTAAGGGGCCTTCTTGAAGCGGGTTGGTCTAGTGGGATTGCATCCATCAGGTCTTTTGCAGGGATGAACATTGCCAGTTGATCTTCGTTAAGGACGTGCTTCTTTTTAGCCATTACCTGGTGTTCCTTGTATAAAAGTTATCGCCAATGCCTTCTTGTGTCACTGATGGGTTGTTAGCCCAACCAACGATCTTTTCTGGTTTTACCTTACTTTTAGATATAGCGGTGTCCTTAGTATTATCATTTACATGGTCTCGGGGTATTAGATCTTTGAGCATAGTAAAGGATTCGGATGGTACTTCATACACTGGAGCAAATAACATCCCTGCTCTTTCTGCTTTACTGGCGGCTTTAGATGCCGCACGGTCATAGGAGGTAGAAGCGCTAACAGTATCTTTATCAGCCCAATCTTCTTTTAGTTCTGGACGAGGATAATTACCATCTATTTTAAAGTAGTTTTGTTTGCTTTTTGCTGGGTCAATCATTTCCTCATCAGCAAAGATGTGTGCAGTTCCATGAAACAACTTAGGATTAAGGTGTTCTGAGGCTGCCATTACTTCTTAGGCCATTCAGTTGGTACAGATTGTGGATCAATGAGCCATTCTGCTTCAGGTCGTCTGTTTTTACCGACTGTTCTTGGCATTCCACCGAGTTCCTCTAAAGGAACTCCACGAACTAGTCCTGGGGCTGCTTTAAAGATTTCTCCACGAGAAGTACCTTGAGGTGCAGCAAACGAGCGAGCCACGTGTCTGTCTGGGGTGAAGGAGAGAGCGTTGTCTTTAGAGGCACCAATATCTTCCGCAGGAGAACGACGAGCGCCACGATATAGGGTTACGTCGTTTTCACGGCTACCACTGCGCACAGCCTGCGTTAGGTCTCGTAAACTAGCAGCGACACGGTGTGAGTCACCAATAAGGTGTTCTCCATGCTCTCTTTGAAAATTGCGTACTGTTTTGCTCACATCAGTTGGTTGGATCAATTCAGCGTGACTTTCCGCAAAAGGACGCATTCCTTTACCAATACGTGTGCCTTTCCAATTATCGTCGTACTCTTCTGCGGACATCAAGGTGCTGTTTATTTTGGCAACCTTACCTGAGAGGGCTTCATCAACAGTCATGCCATGAATGGCTTTGAAATGATCCCCAAATAGATAGTTATTAAGTGGCGCAGCCATACAGGGCTTAAATTAGTATTCGGAACCTGGGTTGTCCAGCATGTTCGCAAGTTCGTTGCGATCTCTGCATTCATCACAATGGTTTGGATCAGGGTGGACAGCACGGAAGAAGGCTGCAATGTGTGGAAGGCGACCCGATGGAGCATTATCTACAGTTGTAGAGATGTACCCTTGGTTATGAATGCGCTCTTTAGCGGTCTGAGTCAGCGGCTTCGCTGGTTCTTTTCTAGGTGTCTGCATGCCCATGCATTTATTGTACAGTATCCCCTACTACCAGTTTGGCACATAGGTGTGCTGCTTGTCAAGGGTTTGACTAAAGAATCTTTAAATTCCTGAGTTATGCCCTACCCCGTATGCGTGGGGTGAACTTGTGCTCTTTGACAACATTAGAATTATAATTAGTGTCGTATGCCCCAATGATGTGTACTGGGGTTCCAGGGCGCAAAGGTACTTCATTTTCTGCTTCGTAAGATCCCTCACCTGTATTAGACCACTCTTCATGTTCTTCTGAGCCTGGTTCCATAATATGTCTCTTATGCACTAAACCAGTAAGAACAGTACCTACAACGTCGTCATTAAGTCCTGCAAAGTGGTCTGCCCATCCCGCATCGTCATCACCGACCCAATGCACACCCAAGTTACTCGTGTCTACCTCATTGTGCTGCACTCCCCCAAAGCCACGATGTAGGCGCACATACTTACCTGATTGGTCTTTATTAATATGTTCGTGGGCAGCCATTATTTAGTTGTTCCATGATGCGTAGTTGCGTCTTGCTCTTTTTCTATCTTTAAAACCTTGATTAATGAGTATTTGCTTAGGAACATCAGATGATGGATTAGCAAGGTGCTCGTCAACCATCAACTTAGCCTGTTCCCGTCCTTCCCCTAGAAGTTGCATAGGTGATACTAGATTACCAACATCGTTCTGCCAAGTTGCAATGCCATCTGCCCAGTTGCGTGCGTAGGATTCACGTAAACGTGGATAAGGATGCTGTATATCAAACTGTCCTTCGTTGAGGTTTTCATGTGCAGCCATTGGTCAATTATAGACTGTTCTCTCGCCCGTCACCGAAAAAAATGTACTTCTCTATGTCAACTTGTACGAGGTCGCCCCAAAGGCTTGCTTCGGTCTGGCTGCTGTGAGGAATGTGTGCCCGCACGGTGCTCTCGGATGACTGCTACACCTTCTCTATGGGTAGCCACAGCCTCTAATTCCTTGCCATCGGGGGTATATGTAGAGCGAATACCACTCACAGGGGTATAATCTATGCCGTACCCGTCTACGGTGACAAAACCAGCAATACTAGCGTCACTGTACTTATCGTACGGGGACAGGCCACGGCTCTCTAACTCGTCATGGGCAAGGAAACGTTCACCAGCAACGGTCATTTTGCTCCGTCTACCAGCAGTTTTCAGTAGTTCGTTGAATTGATCAGGGTTGAGAGCCACTTAGTCTCCGAATTGCTCTGAGAGGTGCGATGGCTTCTCTTTAGCACCCTTTGATCGTATATTTCCTAGTGAAGACATCTTTCTGGAGTCTCTTTCCTTTACTTTTGGTAGTTGTCTTGCTCCTGAGGCTACGTCCGACAGGTACGACTCCTGCTCCTCTTGGATGTAATCGCCCCATTCGTGCTCATTAGGGCGGATATGGCCCATATTGCGTGGTCCTCCACCCATATCTCCGTATTCTTCGTGCTCTACATCGTCTGTGTAGGTGACATTATCTGGGCTGCTTCGCAGATTATCTACCAAACTGGTGTAATTCGTGATACTCCGTGGTATTTTGCCTGGAATAGAGCCTTTGGGGTTAGGAAGTGTCATTTAGATACCTGGAAGTGTGAGTTGTTCGGTGTCGGGTGCCTTCATTTGCTCTGTTCTCGGCTTACGACCGAGTGCAGCACGCAGAAACTGTTTACCATTCAAGATGGCATGCTCTGGGATACGGGTGGATTCATCCATGACACGGTCAGAAACCATTGTTCTGCGTGAATACGCATCTTGGTTAGCGTCAATAGGCTCCCCATCCGAACTCATATCTAGGTTTCCAGGGTGTGGGAGGGCTAAACCTCTGTTAACGGCATTTTTTGACAATCTACTGGAGTATCCTGACAGATCTTCGGCTGCGGACAGTTTCACATGTGGGTTGTCCATTTGGGCAATGGCTAGTAAATGAGGAACATGCCTGCTCATATCTGGGTGTGCGAAAGCGGAATCAACCACTAACCGATCTGGATCCGTATGAAACAGTTCCGTGGGTGGCTTACTCCCGCCACTGCGATTGCGATAATTAAAAGAAACCCCACCGTGGTTAGCGGCATATGTGTCAAAATTAGCGGTAGTTCCTTCGCCTTGTTCCATTCTTAATTTAATACGAGCAACAGGGTAGCCACCTTCTCCTAGGTCGTGACTCCAACTCTCAGGAGGGGCTTTCGGTCCTTGTTCTGGCTCTTGGTACTTGTCACTCATAGCGACATAGTTAACCCTGTCACCGTCTTCACTCATTCTGTTGAAGTTGCTACCTCGGTAGTATCGTGCCATGTCTCAAGTATAGATGATTTACTTAAGCACTAGTCTTCGTTGTCATGGTTGGGTTCGTAGGATGTTCTTCTGTAGTACTTGTCCTCAAACTGTTCAGCCAAATGGGTAGCGGCTGGATGGATAGTTAACCCCCAATTTATAGAAGATTTAGGATAGCGGTCATACAAATGTTGCATAAGCGCTTTAGCGTGACCCTTTCCTTCCTGATGGCTTTTTAGGTAATCAATGTCAATTTGAGAATTACCGTCATCATTGGTGTGATTTTCAAAAGAAACCCGAGCGAGATGGTTGCTATCCCTGTTGGACAATGTCAGGGCATGGTATCCAGGACCTAGTTTGTCATGGGTTACACGAAACTGTTGACTGAGGTGCTCCGATGATGCCATTCATTCAGTATAGGGCTATTTGGGCGAGTTGGGTGGTCAGTCGGATTTTGGAATGGGGCTATTTGGGTGGAGCCGTTCGGGTGCCAGGTAAAGCCTACCCCCAAACATATGTTCGCCCCTCACTTAACCATGGGGGGTTATCCACAGCCCTCGCCATCACCCATAAGGCTTTGCTGGGTTATCCACAGGTGCCTGTGTATATGCCTGTGGATATCTGTGGAACATCCTGTGGAACATTGGGGGCGAACCCTTGTTCGTATGTGTCGTTCGTCACATGTGTCGTTCGTCACACCATGTGTAACAATCGTGTGACATTCGTCATAATACTTGACAAGGTGCCCACCCATGTGCCCTCGCTTCCTAATGCGTTCTAAGAGGCGCAGAGGCGTTTTGGCACAATGAGGCGTTCTCAGCGTTTAAACGCATCCTGAGGCATCTGAGTGGCTTAGGAATAGGGCTATAACCCTTGCTGGGTAAGGGGATGCGGGGTATGGGTAGGTGTACAAAGTACCCCACGATCGCCTGTATTGCTATCCACTGCCCCATTGCTCCATATCGCTGTACATCGCACCACAGCGCATCCTGACGCTTCTCAGGGCATCTCCTGATCTACCCTCCAATGCCTGTATCTCCTCCTCCATCCGATGGATGGCTGTCGCTTGGGGCGCCATATTCCAGCCCCCAGCCCGCTCCAGCCCATGGGGCATGGCTCAAAAGATTCTCAAGAATTATTCAATTGCCTATTGACAGATGTACCCTCCATGTGGAAGACTGTTTGTGAAGGCGCTTGTCCCCTTCGGCGGTTCCTTGACAATCGGCTCACACGGCAGGCGGGCTTCGGCTCGCTCTTTGTCGTTCTGCCGATTGCTTGGGCGCTCCTTTCCAACTTCAGAATCAAAACATGGTTCAATAAATTCCTCAGCGTCACGGGCTTGCTTCGGCTTGCTCGTGGCGCTCAATGAGGGCTGGAGGTTCTCCCCCGCTTCAGCCCTGATTGAGCGCACCACGCTCCACTGGCTCACTGCCAGTGCAGTCCTGAGGAGGACACACCATGAACACATACCAACTCACCCCAGCAGTTCGCTGGCTTGAATGGCAATTGGCACACGGTCAACAGACAGACAAATATGTCGTAGAACGATTGCAGGCACTCATCAGTACCGCCCAGCATGCAATCAAGGACATAGAGGCTGGCGAGATCACATGGATGGAAGACTACGCCTTCCCATCCATGAGCAACACGCTTGCCGATGCATTCAAGGCATTCATGAGACACACCAGCGTCAAGCAGGCTCTCAATGGGGTCAAGCAGTATCAAGAGGAGTGCACCGCTCCTGTTGAGATAGTTCAGTCTGCTGTCTGAGTCCAGCAAGTGTTGCTATCGGCATCACGGGTTCCCCTGCCCGTGGTGCTCTCAGAGGTCATCGGCTTCGGTCGGTGGCTTCTGAGGGCATTCCGCCCATCTAGAGACCTGAGGAGGTCACACCATGAATACAGCAACAGAGACAGCCGAGATCGTCAAGAGCATTGCCGACATCGCTATCAAGCACACCGCCACTGCAATGCAATCGGCGCTCGCCAACGATAGCGATGGAGATGTGTTCACATGGTTGGGCGTCTGCCACCATCTCTTCACCGAGTATGTCAACGCTGGCTTCGCCATTGATCGCATTGCGTTCTACGAGGCTTGCGGATTTGACATGGCGCTCGGTCACTACGACTGGCGATCGGATTGGCGCTGAATAATTCCCCCCAGCGACTAGGTCGTGGCGATTCAATTCGCACTGGGGACTAGCGACACATTCCGTGTCGTGAATAAATAACTCCTGAGGAGGAGACACCATGGCATATCAACTAACAGTAGATGATCTTGAATTGATCACCGAGATACTGGAGCAACACGAGGCGGGCACTGTCATGCAGTACTCGGGTCGTGCGATGTACGGAGAACAGTGCCTCGGCATTGTGACCGAGGACGAGGCTTCAACATTCTTGATTCTCGGGCTTGAATTGGCTGATGCGAATGCACAAACACTCGGGACAATCTTGCTCCGATCAGTGCGCTCGGACAGCATGGGACGAGCAGTTGTCGTGTACTTCCCCAAGGTCTCAATGCCCGAGGGATACTCGGCAGACGAGAACGAGTACAACGACTGATAGTCGGGAGCATCACGGGAGCGATCTCGTGGTGCCCACAGTGGTCATCGGCGTGAGTCGGTGATCAGTGTGGGCATTTGCCCAACCAAATAGACCTGAGGAGGTCACACCATGGATACAAAAGATGAACGATTCAAGAAGTTCAACCACAACTACGACATCGTTAAACACTTCGCTGAGATCTTGGCTGACATTGTCAAGAACAAGGCTTCATCGGCAGACAAAGCACTATGGGATTCAGTTCCCGAGATCAGTGCCGATTCCGAGTGCTTTGACATCGTCAAGGACTTCAGCATCCGAGGTCACGAGAAGAGATACATCAGTGACCTACTCGGTTACGGGGATCTTGGCGGTCAGGTCGGCTTGGTCTTACACAATCGTGAGATCACCAAGCGTGACGGTCGTACGGCAGTGCAGGTAGAGATCGTGTTCTACCCCCACACCAACCGATCAGAGCCACGGTATCGCAATGTGGAATTCATCAAGGGCTGATACAGCCTCCCCGCACGACTTGGTCGTGGGCTTCAATGCCGATGCGGGACTGTGAGCACATGCTCACTAAAACGACCTGAGGAGGTCAACCATGACAACACTTACCAAACTTTACGAAGTTCGCTTCACCGACACGGTGCACGCCGACATCACTCCAATCTTGGAGGATATTGGGCGAGGCATCAAAAGTGGATCAGTGGACGCTTGTGACCGAGGTCTTGCCGAGTTCATTCTTGCCGAGCACCGAGTCGTAATCAAGCGTGAGGGTAACTACACCTATGCAGTGAATCTGTCCGTTGAGGGCGTGTTCGCATTCGCCAAGGAGGTTGCCTATCGCTGTGAGCAGGCTCGTGAGATTCGTAAGGAAGAGGGGTTCTACGACCGCTCCAGTTACCAGTACATGACCAAGATCATTCGTCAACTGGACAACGCATTGAAGAGCGCCAACAAAGCGCTCGCCAGTGCGGGAGTGGATCCAGTGACTTCATACTGGCGCTGAGTGACCCTGTCACTCGCCCCATCGCTTCAGGCGTGGCGTTCAATCGCAATTGGGGGCTGTGAGCGTTCGCTCACTACTAGACCTGAGGAGGTCACCATGGAAACAGCAACAAAAGTCAACATCACTATCTCGGTGGATGCACATGAATTTGTGTCCGCCGTGCTCGGTTCATCCTTCACAACATGGAGTTGGTGGACAGAGTTCAAGTATGTGGATGGCTACGACTGGGATACGACACCGAGCAATCACAACTTGAAGTTTGTGAAAGTCGGGATCCAAGATCCTGAGTCGTACGACATTGACGATGATGTGAAGACAAAGCGCAAGTCATTATCAGTGAATGACATCGCCAAGGCGTTCGGTGAACTCGTGTCCAAAGGTTACACCTTGGATCACGCAGACCTTGATGCCATCGGCGCTGATTCAGTCATGCAATACGCAGTGCTCGGTGAGGTCACCTACGGGTGATTGAGCCTCCCCACACGCTTCAGGCGTGGGCTTCAATGCCAGTGTGGGACTAGCGACACCGTTGGTGTCGTGAATACAGATACCTGAGGAGGTATAACCATGAAAGCAGATGAGATTAGAGCAATTCGGAGCGTCAGTCCCGAAGCGGTCTTCATGAGCGCCAAGTTCAATGGCTACTTTGTCATTGACGAGGTGTACGAAGATGTCGTAGAGGTTGGCACCTCGTGGAGTAGTTCATCAACGAAGACCCGCAAAGTCACCAAGTTGAAGGGGCGCACGATCACATTAGATCGTGGGCGTCAACAATCAGTGTCGTACAACGGTGACATCATTCCTGAGCGTCTGCCATCAGTGAAGATATCTAATCTTCACTACCGATTGCGTCCGCAGGACATCGCTGGTCTGTACACAAAAGAAACGATGAATGTGTTCATTGAAGAACAGCAGATCCGCATGATGGAATCGTTCACGGAGACTCGTGACCAAGATGCGCACTACGACTCGCTCGTAGAGCAAGTCTCGGCACTGCTCGGTGTGAGCATGGCAACGGCTAGGCAAGGTGAGCCTCTACTTGAGGCGATCGTTGCCAAGTTCAAGGTGAGTGCATCGTGATTGACGCAATCGTAATCGGTATTGCATTAGACGATGGTGGGTTGGTGTGCTTTGAGTGCGCCGACTACTACCAAGCAGAAGCGATACGAAAAGGTAAGGCATTGGGGTTCCAGCAGGCGTACGACATCGGATACCCCGATGGCTACACCTGTGCGACCTGCGGTGATGCGTGGTACCCCGAGGGGTACGACCACTCAATTGATCACAGCGCATGATCGGGAGCATCATGGGGGCAACCTCGTGATGCCCTCACAGTGCATGGGCGTTGGCTCGTGCATTGTGAGGGCATATAATGTGCCCAACTAAGTTAACGCCTGAGGAGGCAATCATGAGTGCAATATCAACGAATATCCACAATGTGTCATCAGTCAGAACGGTGTTCAGCCATTTTGATCACTTCTCATCAATTGAATTAACAGTTCGTGATGAAGAAGGCAATGACTTAATCGCTGTCACACTCTTCGTAAGAGATGCAGTAGAGGTTGGCAAAGTGCTCGCACAATTGGGCACTGGTATTGAGCGCAAATAGCGTTCAGCAGTGGGCAGTCACGGCGTGAGTCGTGGCGTGCTCGTGGTGCATCGGTTCTCTTCAACGGGTGCATCACGAGGACGCAAGTCCACCTACACATACAAAACAAGACCTGAGGAGGTCAACCATGAAAGCAGTAATAGATGCAATTGCCAAGGGCGTGTACAAGCACCGAGAGTTTGATGCTCAAATGTCACCAGCAGAACAGGAGTTCTTCGGGATCCCTGATATGGATCGTGCACAACTTGCGATGTCAGTCTTGTACTCAGTACTCAAGTTGATGTTCCCTACGGCTACCGATGCAGGACTCATGACAGTGACAGATGGCAAAGAGTTCTTGAGTGCTTGCGGATTCAGTGATGAGTTCATTCATCACTTTTACTCGGGCAATGCAGAAGATGATCCATGGACGGTCTACTAATCAAGTGACCGACCATTCCCCGTGCGCCTTGGGCGTGCCGTTCAATCGGAACACGGGACTAGCGACACAAGAGTGTCGTGACTAATACAGAATCTGAGGAGGTTCTCACCATGGGTGCAATAACACCAAAGCAACAGGCGTTCATTAAGACGCTGTTATTGGAGCGTGCTTCAACACTTGGTCTCAATGAAGAGCAAGTGGAGCAGTACATCACCGATCACACACTCAATGAACTCACTGCCAAGTCAGCATCATTCGCCATTGACTCCATTCGCAAGATTGAAGTTAAGCGTGTGGGCACAGATCACTTGCCCAAAGCAGAGCGCATCATCGTGAACAAGTACGCCAACCCGTGTGCCCTTTGTGGGCATCCAGTGCGGACAGGTACTGGTCACGCATTGCTCAATGCAGGCAAGTGGGCTACCTACCACAAGCAAGGTGACTGCTCTGCGGAGAGCGCTATCGTCCCCGACAAGTTGACCAATGAATCCTTCGGCACCATTGCTGATGGCTTCTATGCGATGACATCATCGGGCACCAATGACCTCGTGTTCTACGCCATCAAGACCAACAAGGGCTTCCATAATCCTTCCATGAAGGGTCAGCGAAGCATCTACATGGTCGTTGGTGGTAAAGCGGATGCGAAGTTGTCGGGCGAGCGTGCTCTGCATGCGATCAAACGCATTGCAGGTCTCACGGACGAAGGTCGTAAGCAAGCACAGGCGCTGTTCGGTCAAGAGATCGGGCAGTGTGGTGCGTGTGGTCGGCATCTCACTGATGAGGTGACACGCAAGCGTGGCATCGGCAATGACTGCGCAAGCAGGTTGGGCTTCTAGCCCGAGGGCGTCACACCTCACGGTGTGGCGTGCTCACAGCACACGGGTACGCTCGTGTGTTGCGAGGACGCAAGTCCCTAACAAATTACCTGAGGAGGTAAGACCATGAATACACAATTAGAAGAACTGAGTGCAATGCTCTCGGGGCTTGATCGTGTGGCGCCAGCGATATTGCCTGACGCTTCACTCCACGCTCTGAGTAGTGCACACGACAGCGAGACCCTCGTGGATCTTGCCAAGACTCTCTACCCATTCCAGCGTGCAGGTGTCGCTTATGCCATCAAGCAGAAGCGTTGCATTTTGGGTGACGAGATGGGGCTTGGTAAAACTCCACAAGCCATCGCAGTCGCAGTGAATGCAAACAACGAGGGACACAAAGTCCTCATCGTTGTACCTGCATCTCTTCGCACAAACTGGGAGCGTGAATTGAAGATGTTCGCACCATGGCTCACTGTAGCCATCGTGAAGGGCACCAAGGTTGGCGCTCTACCTAAGACCGATGTCGTGATCGTTGGTGATTCAATCATCAATGCATGGGCAATGAAGTTCACGGGTAAGTTTGGTTGCCTCATCGTTGATGAAGCACATCGCTTGAAGAGCGCTAAGAGTGGACGCACCAAGGGCGTGGCATACATCGCAAAGTCAATTCCGACTGAAGGGTATGTGCTGTTGCTCTCGGGCACGATCATCGTGAACAGACCCAACGAACTGGTGTCACCTCTGTCATTGATTGACAGACTTGACCGAGTGTTCGGTGGCAAGTCAGCGTTCCTCTTCCGTTACTGCGAACCCATCCACAATGGTTGGGGTTGGATGTACAACGGAGCAACGAACACAACTGAATTGAACGACAAATTGCGTGGCACCTGCTATGTGAGGCGTAACAAGACAGATGTGTTGACGGAACTCCCAGCCAAGCGCCGTGCGCAGGTTGCTGTAGAGATCAGTGATACTGACCTCAAGGCATACCGACATGCTGAGAATGACTTCCGTGACTTTGTCATCGCCAATGGCGGTGTTGAGGCATGGCAGAAGGCATCCAAAGCAGAAGTCATCACACGGCTCAATGCACTGCGTCACCAACTCGGTATCGCAAAGATCCCCTATGTGGTTGAGCATGTAGAAGAACTTGTCGCTCAAGGCGAGAAGGTCATCGTGTTCGGTCATCACAGGGATGTCATCAGTGGTCTCTCCGATGCATTACAACAGCACGGAGTGGTCAAGGTAGTAGGTGGCATGAGTGATGCTGAGAAGCAGAAGTCAGTAGATGACTTCATGACAGGTGACGCCAAGGTGTTCATCGGCAACTACGACAGCGCTGGTGTGGGTCTCACTCTTACGAGTGCGTCTCATGTCGTGATGGCTGAGGTGCCGTGGACGCCATCGTCCGCCACACAGGCGGAGGACAGGGCACACCGCATTGGACAGGTCTACCCTGTCTGTGCGTGGTGGCTCTTGGCTGTAGACAGCAACAGCGATGCGACACCTACGATTGATGATCGTATGTGGGCGTTGTTGAATGCAAAGCACGAGACGGTATCCGCAGTGTTAACGGGATACGGTGAGGACATGGGTGCCGAGGGTGGAAGTATCACCCAGTCACTCATTGATGGGATTGTCGGTAACGGCGGTTGATCATTGGCGCTCGGCGCCATCATGGTCGGCGCCAGTAGCGACTATCGGAGTGCCTCTGTCCTCACGGAGGTACACCATCAGTGCATCACGGGCGCAAGTCCGTGGTGTTCTGACAGTACATTGTCACACCGATAATGTATTGTCAGAACATCATCCGATGTTCAAGTAAGAGACCTGAGGAGGTCAATCATGTTCAATTTAAATGTAAGTCTCAACGGAGGCATTGATCGCCGTGGGTCTGAATTAGACATCCTGTACCAGTTGGTTGAAGAGGGCATGGAAGCCATACACATCCGACTCGGTGACGATGACATCTATCCATACGGAACCGTACAGCAGTATGTTGCTGTACAACAGAAGATTCAAAATGCTCTTGGCGTGATCTGTGCCGAGAACGGCTTCTAAGTAAGTATCCCCCAGCGACTAGGTCGTGCCCGTTCAATCGGGACTGGGGACAAGGCAATAACGCCGAAGTAAACAATGCCTGAGGAGGCGCCATGAAAGTAAGTGCAATAATCAATGTGTTGAACGCTGTGTACCAGCCCGATGATGAGTTACTCATCAGGTGGCTTGATCGCAATGACTTCACTGTTCCTGATGATGAGACTGGGTATCAAGAAGCCCCATCGGCAGACCACTGGAGCGAAGCAATCAGTCAGATGTCTTGGGTCAACCTGTTGGATGAATACGCCAACGAGATGCTCTACGACATCCTTGAAGGATTGAAAGAGCACAGTGAGCCAGTAAGCGAAGTCGTGCCTATCACAGATCAAACTGTTCTCAGCACGATTGAGTACATCAACGAATACAACCGCAAGTGGATGTCTGACATCATGTCAGAGATCAATAGCCCAAAGGAGGGCAAGTAATGGACAACATCGGAGCACCTATGGGTGCATGGGCAATCATCAAGTGGTTTGACTCGGGCGTGGAGGACGAACGGTACTTCTCGTTCGGCTCATACGACAACGAGATCAGCGAAGACTTTGATTCTCTCGGACAGCGAGATGACAGGATCTTCTTCTACTGCGAAGATGGCGAGGAGCAACTGAAGGGACTCATGGGCAACAACGGTGAAGACTTCATCGTTGTCTCATACCAACTGGAGGACGCATCCTGATCGGGTGCATCATGGCTCACGCCATGGTGCGCTCACAGCCCACAGACATTGTTTGTGGGTTGTGAGGGCACTCAATGCCCGATACATTAATTAATCCCTGAGACCTGAGGAGGTCAGATAATGCGAGTAAGCGAAGCGATGGAACGGTTGTCACGATTCAACGCCGATGACGAAGTCATTATGAATTTGTTTCATAAGGATTCAATCATTGTCTTGGACGATGATGACAATCTGCTGGACATCCCAGCAAGTGTGTGGCAATCCGTTGTCAACGACACAGACTCCCGAGCATGGGCACTGGATCAGTACAACGAAATAATCATTGAGGCAGTTGCACAAGCAATTGCAGAATTGGAGGAATAGGCATGAGTAAGTGGATAGTAAGAGTTAACGAGACCATTGACTATGGCTACGAGGTGGAAGCGAGATCCGAGGCAGAAGCCTTTGACAAGTTCTATCACCTTGATGAGGACGAACTAGAAGTTGCGCTCAAATGGAAAGAGAGCGTGGGCTTTGAAGCACCATGGACAGCCGAGGAGGCAGAGTAATGGCTGGGACTCATGAGATGACAATGGCTGAGATCGCTAAGTTCATGAACATGCGAAGCGAAATAGCGTTCCGCATGTTTATGAACGGTGATTCACAGTTAGCACTGAAGCAACTTAATTATGTGAGGTTGGCACTCAACTTGGCAGAAGAACGAATTAATCAACAAGCCTTAAAGGAGGCACAGTAATGGGAAGCATGAATGCAATGGGAATGAACGAGGCTGTCGTGGACGGTCTCATTGAACTACGACAGGCGCTCTCGTGGCACCTGACATCCAATCACTACCCATCAGTGCCATTGAGCATGCTTGATGCATGCGTACTGGCAATTGAGTATGTGAGTGCAGGAGATACCGATGTCAACATCACACTCCCTGAGGGTGTGTTGTGGCGTGGGCAACCACTGGCTCCAGCGTGGGCAATCGTGGACTCACATCACCTTGAGTCATTCATTGACGATGGGGAGTACTACTAATGGACACACTGAGTCTCAACATCGGTGATCAGGTTGAACTCCTCGTGCAGATATACCCACAAGAGCAGTGGGTGTACATCGGAGATGTCATGGACATCACCGATACATCAGTGGTGATCTTCACCGAGGACAGCCCGCACCATGGCGAAGGTGAATTCCGTGAAATTGAAGTGCCTTTCGCCAAGATCATTAAAGCAGAGGTGTTCGTATGAGAAGTCTCCAAGAATATTGGGAGCGCACGGGAGAGAATCCCACAGAGACGATCATGTGCAACCATGACTTCAGACCAGCGCCTGATCTACCTTCAGATGTGTGGAGGTGTGTCAAATGTGCTGACAACGGCTGGGATGCTCGGCAAACACAGTTCGCCCCATGCAATGGCAACTGCCGTTGTGGGGGCGAGCAGTAATTCGTTAAACGAGTCCTGAGAGACTCGTACGAGACAGTAATAGGGTGCCATCAGCCTCGGCTGGTGTCATCCCGTGGGTGCTCTGCCCACTGATCGGGGTAGAGCATCCACGGGGTGAAGACACTGTGTCACACCCCTAAGTTAAAGAATCTGAGGAGGTTCAAATGAATAAAACAGTAGTAACAATGACAGTGGAGCAGTGGGAAGACAAGTACAAGCCCGTCATGAATCATCTTGACAAAGATGCATCATGGGGGACAGACGATGAGGGTGGAGTCATGTACGAGACCTACGGAGCCGAGTACGACTATGTCATGAAGGTTGCCAGCGTCCAGCCACACAAGGTGTGGACATGGGTAGATGGTAATGACGGCTCATACATCGTTGATGGTTGGCACATGGTCAATCGCATCGGTTACTTCATTACAGCAATTCCATGTGAGTTTGATGAAGACATCACAATCAAAGTAGACACCTACGGAGAAGGAGCAGAATGATGAGCGAAGACACAGAGAATAAATGCTGTGAATGCGAGGAGATCGTGGACGCCGAAGGTGACTTCGGATGGAGCACCGTCAAAGAGGATTACCTCTGCTGGGGTTGCTACGAGTCAGATCAGAATCATTCTTCAACTGTGCAACTTGTGGATGACGGCGTAGTACGCAAGTACTACATCGGAGATCATATTCGCATGGATGAATACGGCGATGACATGTACCGATCTAAGATCACCATCAATCGTGAGTACATTCACAGTGATGCGTGGCGTGGGCACTACGAGACCACCATTGAAGGTTGGACAGATGTCATGAATGGCTGGACAACTGGAGGGTGGGATGACCCCATCGCTCGGCGCAAAGCAACCTTCAACCAGTGGGCTGACTCAGTTCTCACGGGTGAAGTGGTACCACCAGTGGCTGTAGCCATCGTGGCTGACCCCACAAGTAATGTGTTCAGCATGGGCATCTCGGTGCTCACACCTGAGCCAAAGGCATTCAAAGAATGGCTGGACGCCGAGTTTGACGAACTCTACGAGGCTCTGTCATGAGTCGGCGTAGACCGTTTGGTGGGTGGGCGCCATGGGATGTAATAGATCAAGAGTGCACCTTCTTTTGTGAAACTGGGTGCGGTCGTTTATGGGATGAGTTTGTATCTATGTACCCCGATTACACCGAGGGTGAAGCCACATGTACTTGTGGTGCCGTGGTGACATCAGGTACTGACTACGCCGAGTACCTAGACAAGCAAGAGCGAGACGAAGAAGCATTTAAGAACCGAGAGATGGAGAACACGC